GAACATCCTCGCCAGCTGGCGGAGGGAGGAAACGAATAACAGCATAACCATTACCAGCCTTATCGACTGTTGGCGTCCAGAAGCGATCGTCGGCACCCTTGCCTTCGCCGCCTGATAGCTTATTGAGTTCTGATGTTAGGGATTCGAGAGACTTCTTACCAGAAGCTGCCTTGAGGGACTTAAAATCTACCATGTATATTCTCCGTATAACAGTGTATGACAATTGTATGATGGGTATTTGTATCACCCAACATTATTTAGTATACCCCATATCGCTCATTATGTCAAGCATTACCTGCTTGATTTTCTCAATATCATATTTTATAAATGGAGTATATTTCACAACCTTCAATCGGACTTCTTCCCATATCGGGTCGTATTCAAGTTTAGAGTCCCACTGAGCCATCGCTTTAGTCATTTTAATAAAGACACAGAGAGACTCTAAACTGATCTCGTTGCCAAGATATAACCTCAAAGCAGCAGGATGATGCTGCCCTCCTGATTCTTGTAGGATTTTCTTAAAATCATTTTTGAAATTGTAGGTGAGGGACTGATTACGCTTTTTCCAATTTTGGTATGTTAATTGGGCGGTCTCAGAATATGCAATATCTCGTATCCATAACTTTGGATTATCGCTAAGATTAGCAACAAGAAACTCGTGATAATTCTCATTCTTAGCAAGTTTTTCAAAGAATATCTTATCCTTACGCTTCTCGAAAGAAGTATGTTTCAGACCTGTCTTTCCGTTGTATTTAATGTAGTCGTAATCAGTTTTGGTGAAGTGGTTTTTTAAAGCCACGTATTCTTTATATGCTTCAAAGGCTGACATGTCAAAATACCTAAATAAAGATGTCCGTCACGAGTTGGCGCTCTACGGACTCTACACCTGTTAAAGAGGTCCAGCATGAATATTTATTACGTATACGCATATATCCGAGCATCAGACAACTCCCCATATTATATCGGCAAGGGCAAAGGTCGAAGAGCCTTTAATAAATCTCATAGCGTATCAGTTCCCAAAGACAAATCAAAAATAATATTTCTTGAAACTAATCTAACCAACGTTGGTGCTTGCGCTATTGAACGACGTTTAATACGTTGGTATGGAAGAAAAGATTTAAACAATGGTATTCTCCATAATCGCTCGGATGGTGGCGAAGGACCAGATGGAGCAACCGTCTGGAACAAAGGAAAAACTGGAGTCTACTCAGAAGAAACTATTCAAAAGTTACGATCGAAAGCATCTGGCAAAAAACAATCAAAAGAAACAATCGAAAAAAGAATACAAAAAACAAAAGGCAAAACCAGAAGCGAAGAATTCAAACGACAACAATCCGAAAAAATTAAAGAATGGTGGCGTTTGAAGAAGCAATCTTAGGTTGTTTCTGTGGAGCCATAATCTTTATACGCTTCGAAGGCTGACATTTTATTTCAGGTTCTCCCTCTCTCATATAATTTATGAATTTAAAATAAAGTCCTTTCTCTCGGCCATAAGCCTCGATTTCCCAAGGACATTCCCAATAATCCATCTCTTCGTGGAGGTATTTTTCACCCTGCCATTTGACCATGCGTACTGGCTTCCAAATGTCTTTCATTTCACCTTTAGCATATTGCTTTAGGTGGACCATTTCATGAGCTAAAGCTAGTAATGTTTCTTTCTTGTTAAGAGCTCTATCTACGCCTATAGTAAATTCTCTTTTCTGCTGACTGTCGTCAGTCCAGTCGCAATAAGCGTAGTCTCCGTCGATATGATCCATTTTCTCAAATTGGATAGTCAACTTTAAGTTGTTGTAAAGTTTACCCCCTCCAATGAGATATTTTCCATAAAAATTCGCCGCCTTCTTGACTATTGGCAGGGATATATGTGAGGGTTTACCGATTGTTTTTATGCGCATATTAGCCTCCAACAATGGTTCACCCACTATTTATATCGGCAATCTAGCCCCACGTTTCAGAACATTAAGGTTTTCAGCCTCCAATTGAATCTTAGACTTCATTACTGGGTCTTTTCGTATCCAATACGCCGCAGTCTCTATTTCTAGATTATTTTTCTCGCACCAAAAAACTACGGCGTCAATATATTCAATATTTTTATCTTGACAGAGTTTTTCTACTTCTTCTATGAAGCCTGAATTTTTAAGCATTGTTTTTCATATTCCTTCAATTCGGCTATTCGTCGTTCAAGATATTGTTGTATATGACTATCGTTCAATCTTCGAGCCTTATGTCTGTTCAACTCCTGTTGTAATGACCACATTACAGTGCTAGCATGAGAGTATGCATAAGTCTCTTTGATTGTGTCCATAGAACTAATCCTTGATTGTGATTGTCGTAGATTCACCTTTGGTCATATTGTAAAGAGTGTAAGCGTTATTTGGACTCAACCGAACGCATCCGTGACTAGCAGGTCGACCCAAATTGCCCACGTGAGGGGTAGCATGAATAGCATAACCACCAGAAAAGAATATAGAGTGCGGCATGGGAGCATTGTCATATTTCTTTGAATAATGTATAGGCTGATAAGAATAAGGGCGGAAAGTTCCAGTTGGCGTATAATATCCCTTCCGGGCTGTAGATACTGGCCAACGTTCAATTAACTCTCCATCCTCGTAAATTGTCATTGACTGGCTGCGTTTCGAAACTACTATATCATAGTTTGCTAGAGCAGAGGTAGAGAATAGAACTAATGCAGAGATCAGTAGTTTGTTCATTCTGAATCCTCAATTTGATCGAGCTTTTCTCTTACAAATACAGCAAACTCTGGATCTTCCTTGAGATGCTGCTCTAACTGAGCAGTAGTCATCTGTTCAGACATAAAGCATTCCCAAAGCAATTCATAATTATTCATGATAGATATCCTAGGATAGAACCAACAGGGCCAACAAAAACACCAATACAGCGAAGAATAAACTTAGCGGTTACAGGATTGTCCATTGTATTCCAGATAGCAATAATGTTCATCACCCATCCAACAAAAAAGACAAGCCATATTACAGTTAGAGTAATGTAATATGCTAGGCCATGATCTTCTTCACGATAATTTGCCATAATATATTCTCCAGATTAGCGACCTGACTGTTTACGCCAAATCCATGATGAAAGGTTTAGAAGCGTTTGATGAAATTTGTCTACCAAAGAACTGTTCCAGAACCAATGAAGCTTACGGTTTGACATTTTGTTCTCCGTTAAGAAATGGCGATCCCGGCACGATTCGAACGTGCGACCCACAGATTAGAAGTCTGTTGCTCTATCCAGCTGAGCTACGGGACCATTGTTAGTATTATACGCTGATCCGAATGGAAAAGCAAGTTGTTTATACAAACATTCCAAAAATGCCAGAAAGAACAAAGAACGTAATTGCAGAAGCCAATGTGATCTCAATTACGCCTGTCGCCCAATAACCCAGAATAGCTCCCAGAAATAGACCTGCAACGGCGCAGATATAGACATTAGTACTGAGAGCAAAGTTGAACTCACGCATACCCGTATATTTGTCTTTGTTACTCATAATATATCCTTTCAAAATGAAAATGCGACTGTTCTGTTTCTAGGTCAGTCGCCAACCCAATGAGGATTAAGCTGCTAGAGCGTAACCTTCAAATGATGCATCATTATCGTTTGCATCTACGTTTCGCCTTTGGTCTCCTCGAAGCCTTAATGTAGATAATCGAGCCTATACACCCCCATCATAAACTGACATATGGATTCGTTTTTTTCATAACAGATTTTAATCTACCACGAACCCAATCTTTAGGATAATCCTCTAAAGAGAACTGTCCTTCGGAAACGCCATCATTGAACCAATATCTCTTGTTTCTAATTTTTCTGCCATCTGTTCCTTTTTCATAAGGAGAAGGAACGCCTGATCTTATCCATTTACCAGTGGCAGATTTCTTACCATTTCCCCATCTAATAGCATTGGTTATTGCAGCGCCTTTTTTTGCTCCTTCACGAATTGCTATAAAAGTGCATTCGTCAGAAGTAAGAAGACCTAACAAACCTTTCCAAGCCAATAAATCTTGCCAGTGACCATGTGTTTCATATAAAACTCTATGGGCTTCGGCATGTTCTTCAATAGTAAGTTCTATCAAGTTATTTGGTTCATCTGTTCCGCCTAAATGTTTGGGAACAATATGATGTATGTGTTTCATTTAATCCTCCTGTCAATCATACTTATTTATAATAGACAGGATTTTATCAGTTTATGGTGGAGGTGAGGGGATTCGCACCCCTGTCTTACCAACCTATATGCTAAGTCTCAACGACCTCGGCAAACTTTATTTATTCTTTTGGAATTTCGTTTTCAAATTCTTCAATTAGGGGATGTGGTGGTTCTTTAGTGGCACGGTCTGTTAGAACTGTCCCG